TGTGGGTGTGTTGGTGTGTTGCCTTGAAAAGCCATTGATGTGAAGCCGACGAGCCGGGGGTGAAAGCCGCACCGCGACGCAACAGGGCGCGAGGGGGCGCATAGTGCTAGAGTAGGTGGACCGGCCGCGGTTGGAGTGCGGCCAGTCCAATAACCAGACCCGGAGTAGGCATCCATGGTCACGGCTAAGCCGAAGCATAACCTAAAATCGATTCTGTTACAGTCCATCCTGCCCGACATCCAGGAGCAATTAAGGAAGACGCGGGAGCTGAAACAGCTCTGTGCCAAGGGGGCACCGCCTGGATTGGCCCCCTCGCCTGATGAACTGGCGCGGCGTTGGGAGCGGCGTGAAAAGGCGATCGCGGAATGGTACCGGATTCACCCGGGTGAAGAGCCGCCGCTAATGGAAGAGGCGCTGCCGCCACTTCCCGTCGAGCGAGAGCCGCCGCGGCAGGCTCCCCAGCAGAAGCAGGCGGCGCAGCGCAAGCGCCGCAAGCCGGGCGGCGGCAGCAAGAAGAAGCTGAGCCCGGAGCAGATCGCGCACGGCAAGGTAATCTATCGCGGCCTATGCGATGACCTGATGAGACGGACGACGGTGGAAGAGTTCCTTGCACGGCTGAGAAAGCTCAAGGACAGGATCCTGCCGCAGGGTTTGAGCCCAGATACGTATTTGCGTGTCATCATCAACCCCGTGCTCGCGGAACCTGACTATTCTGCGTACGCAAAATAAGGGAGCTGGCTTATTCTGCGTCGGCTCGGCTTATTCTGCGTACGCAAAATAAGTCGGGCTTTTTATTTTGCGTGTGGTCTTTATTCTGCGTACGCAGAATAATCTGGCCGTTTCTTATTCTGCGTATCTGATTGTTTATCCTGCGTCTCTAAACGCGGGCGCGGCATTGCGCATTGCACTTTCCGCGCTAAGTCTCCTCACACAATCACGGCGCATGCGTTTGCGTAGTTCGCGCAGGAGACTATTACAATGTCGATCGATCAGATCAAGGCGCACTTACTATCCACGACCGCCGATCCTACTCTGCGGGAAAAGGCTCAGCAGTCTCCAAGGTCTTCTGTCTTCTATGGCCTGAGCGAGATCGAGTTGAACTCCTTCATCCCTTTGAAGCGAGCTTGCGAAATCTCCTCGCTTTCCGAAGATACCTGGAGACGGAAATTCCCACATCTCATTCATCGGCTGACTGAACGCCGTTCCGCTGTTCGCCTGCGCGACGCGCTGTTCGTCAACAGCTCCTGAGGAATAGCCCGGCTCCGTGTTGCATCACGGGCCGGGCTTTTGCGTGGGGCTCTCACGGCGATGGTGACGGTCAGAGAGCCCAGCGGTGAACAGTCGCCTTCCCAAGGAAATAGGAGGAATGGGCGATGCCCATCAGTTATGCCAGAGCTGGCCTCGCTTCAAGCGCGGCGAGGCTCAACAAACGGCCCACGGCTACCGACAGGGCTTTGCTCGGGTACGATCTGCACAAGGTGCTCGGGCTCACGATCGCCGAAGCCGCCGCGCACAGCGGTGGTTCGGTGACCTATATTGCCGCCCTCTGCAGGCTTTTGCCTGCGCAGGTCGAGCAGGTCCGGAACGGCACGCTCCCGCTTAGCGACGTGGTCAACCCCGCCCAGGTGTCCGACCGGGCCATCGAAGCCTTCATCAGGAAGGCGGGCCTCGCCAGGGTCTCCGAAATGCTCGGTCGCCTGAAGCCGCCCGTCATCATCGATCTCAATCCCACCCAATGGTGGACGAACGGCAATGGCGCCGAAGCGCTCCCGTCGAGCGACTGAGGTTCCGCGGAGGCGAAGCCGCACCCGCGGCTTCGACCTCCTTCTAATCCAACAAATCGTAACGTTACGTTAAATGGAGGAACCCGTGATGGGAAACCTTAGCGTTCAACAGGCCCGGCAGGTCATCCGGCCGCAGCTGGAAGAATTCCTAGCCAAGGTCGACCCGGTTCGCGGCCGACTCGTTTTTGGCCTCGATGCGACCGCATCGCGGCAGCCGACCTGGGACATGGCGGCGAAGCTGCAAGACGAAATGTTTCGCAGTGTCGCCGGGGTCGGCGGCCTCGACGTACAACTCGTGTACTTCCGCGGTCTCGGCGAATGCGTTGCATCGAAATGGATCAGCGATCCGAGATCGTTGACTTCCATGATGCAGAAGATTTCGTGCCAAGCTGGCACGACCCAGATTGAAAAAGTTCTTCTCCATGCAAGGGAAGAGAACGCCAAGCAGAAAATCGCCGGACTGATCTTCGTCGGCGATGCGTGCGAGGAAACTGCTTATAGTTTGTACGCTCAGGCTTCCGAACTAAGCGTGCCGACGTTCATGTTTCTGGAAGGCGACGATCAGCGGGTCGAAGATATCTTCCGCGAGATCGCGCGTCTTACTAATGGTGCCTTCGCCAAGTTCGACGCCAGTGCTGCAGCACGACTCGCTGATTTGCTGAAGGCGGTCGCTGCCTTCGCCATCGGCGGATTGAAAGCACTCTCGGCACAGAAGACCGAAGCGGCGACACTCCTGCTTACCCAGATCAGGAAATAGAGGGGCGCTGCATGAAAATCATCGGCGCCGATGAAAGACTGGCCGAGCAGCGGGGGGCGAAGGTCCTGCTGCTTGGTCCCCACGGCATCGGCAAGACCTCGCAAGTCCGCACGCTTCCGGTATCGCGAACGTTGCTACTCGACATCGAGTGCGGTGATTTGTCGATCCTCGATCTGCCGGTCGCGACGATCCGGATCGACACCTGGCCGCTGGCGCGTGACGTTGCCGTCCGCGTCGGCGGTCCCAACAAGAGTTTTCCAGCGACCGCGCCTTACTCACAAGCGCACTACGAAGCGGTCGGCGGCGCCCTCGAAAATCTCGATCAGTTCGACATCATCGTATTCGACTCTATCACCGCGATAAGCCGACTCTCGTTCCGCTGGAGCGAGCAACAACCGGAAGCTTTCTCCGAGCGCAGCGGCCGCAAGGATGTCCGTGGCGCTTACGGTCTACACGGCCGGGAGATGGTGCTTTGGCTTAATCAGCTACAACACGCGCGCAGCAAGCACGTCATCTTTATCGGCACACTCGAGCGGGCAACCGACGAACTCAACCACGCCACGTGGCAGCTGCAATGCGAAGGGTCGAAGACCTCGCGCGAGTTGCCCGGCATCATCGATGAACTGATCACTTATCAGCATCTCGACTTCGGCGACGGCAAGCCGCCGATGCGCGGCTTCGTCTGCAGCAATCCAAATCCCTGGAATTTCCCGGCCAAGGATCGTTCCGGGAAACTCGATCAGATCGAACCCCCCGACCTCGGAAAACTACTCGCAAAACTGACCTCCAAGAAGGAAACTGCAAATGGTTAACAACTTCGACTTCAACGACGCCGGCGAACAGCGCAAGTTCGATGTCATCCCCAACAACACGCTTGTGGCGGTGCAGTTCAACATTAAACCCGGTGGCGCTGGCAAAGATCCCATGCTGACGTGCGCGGGCGACGGCAAGTCCGAACATCTCAACGTCAGTTACACTGTGCTCGACGGCCCGCACAAGAAGCGCAAGATTTTCGAGCGGATGACGGTGCAGGGCACGACGCAGGGACACGCCGATGCTGCGAAGATCACGCGCGGCATGATCCGAGCGATGCTTGAAAGCGCGCGCGGCATCAAGCCGAAGGACGAGAGCGACGCTGCCAAGACAGCGCGCCAGATCACCAGCTACTCGGATCTTGATGGTCTCTGCTTCCTGGTTCGCGTCGGCGTGCTGCCGCCGTCCGGAAATTACGACGCCAAGAACACGATCAAAGAAATCGTCACCCCCGACTCGAAGGACTGGAAACAGATTGAACGGCCTGACGGCAACCAGTCACCGGCAGCCGCGGCACCGGCAGCACCGGCGCCCGCACCGGCTCCGGCAGCGGCGATCGCGCGGCCGCAGTGGGGCAACTAGGAGGAATGCATGGAATTCAAGATAGGCGAACGCGCCAAAGTCGAAGACGATTTGCTGCGGCAGGCCACTGCCGCGGCTATCGCCGGGGCTCGCAAGGTCACGAGCGAGGCTCCGCTGACAAACACGCCGGTCGGTAGGTTGTCCGATCTGCAATGGGGCTGGATCGTTACCGCCGTGATCTTCGCTTGGACCCGGATACGCTCGGAACAGGCAATCGCCGACGGCCTCGATCAGGAGCGGGTGATCCTTACGACCGGTCTCACTCCTGATCCCTGTGACGTTGCTGTTGTCCGATCGATCCTGACCGAGCTTGCCGATACCGCCGGGATCGACTGGGCGCTGCCGCTTAGCGCTTGGTCAAAGGATATCATGACGAACTTCCTGCTGCTGGCTTGGAACCTGATCAGAAAATCCGAGCACGCACGCGACCATGCGCCGGGCACGGTCCTACGCAAGCCGGTACTCGTCGACGACGCTGTCCCTTTTTGAGGAGTCGCTTCGTGCTGACGCTGCAACCGCTGCCGCATGTCGACGCAATTCGTTCGCTGCGGTGGATCCTGAAAACGGTGCTGCGTCAGCACGGCATGAGATGTCTTAGTGTGCGTGAGGAAATTGGAGATTAACGAATGGCCCTAAAGCAAACAAAAGACATGGACGAAGAAGCCGGCGAGCGCCTCTATCAACAGATCGCAGATACGATCTGGGCCGCCGATGTGTCCTGGTTGACCGCGATGGCCGCGTGTCAGCAGGCACTCTGCATGATCATGTTGAACGTCGAGTGTCCGCATTGCCGCCGCAACTTCGTCGATGGCGGCTATGTCGAGACGATGCAGCCGCTGCTGGACGACATCCGCAAAGGTATCGAGGAAGACGAGAGTTCAAGGCATTGAATGGGGAAACAGCATGCTCGACTTCAATAGAACCGACCTATCGGAAACGCCGCTTAGTGTAACGCTCAACGAACTGATCGAGCGCAGTGAGCCGCCAAGCAAGAACGTGCGGCAGTATCTCGGCGCCTCGGCGATCGGCTCAGAATGCATGCGGAAAATCCAGTACGACTGGATGTGCGATCCGGTGCATCCGGTTCGCACTCTTTCAATCTTCGCCCGCGGGCACTTCTTCGAGGATCTGGCGCGCGAACATCTGACCCGGACCGGGTTCAAGTTCGCTCCCGCCGAGAAGTTGGAGTTTCAGGCCGTCGATGGACTGTTCCGTGGTCACGCCGACGGTCTTCTGGTCGACGGTCCGCAGCTGCCGGGGCTGACATATCCGGCACTGTGGGAACACAAGGCCCTCAATGCCAAGGGCTGGCGCGCGATCGAGCGCGACGGGCTTGCCGGACTCTACGCGGTCTATGCGGCGCAGGTCGCCGTCTATCAAGCTTATCTCGATCAGACCAATCCCGCGCTCTTCACCGTCACCAACGCCGACAACTGTGAACGTTTACACCTGCTCGTTCCGTTCGACGCTGCGCTGGCACAGCAGATAAGCGACCGGGCGGTCACCATCATCGACGCGACCCGCGTCGGCGAACTGCTCGGCCGCATCACTGACAATCCGGATGATTGGCGTTGTCGAATTTGCTCGCATAGGGCTCGCTGCTGGAGGACGCCATGAGCGTACTCAACAGGGATATCGCCAAGCGGATCGCAGCCACGCTCAAACGCGCGCTGTCCTCGAATTTCGACGGCGAAGTCTGTGCCTCGATAGAAGGGCTCAAGCGCGTGCTCGATGGCGCCGGACTGACCCTTCATGATCTGGCGACGGTGATCGAGATTTACGGTGAGTCCGAAATGCCCGACATCGAGCAGCGCAAACATACCGATGCCGAAGCTGAAAAGTATTTCAATCGCGGCGTCGAGAAGGGACGCAAGGAATACAGCGGGCGAGCATTATCCGTCGATTATTTCGACGACGACGGCGAGCCGCGCTGTATGGAGATCACGCGATATTGCCTGAACCATCCGGGCAAGGCCCGTCTCAAACCGACCAAGCAGGAATTCATCGATACATTCGAAGCGAAGACGCGCTGGCGAGGCCCAACAGCGCCGATGATCGGGTTCCTGTTGATGATTTTCTGGGAATTACGGGAGTCGCTGAAATGACAACGGTGAAGCCACATACGTACGTCGCGGATATCGCGAACCTTCCGAGGGCGATCCAGCATCTCACCGCGTTGCCGCGCTGGGTCGTGTGGCGCTGGGTCAAGCACACCGGGAAGAACGGCACCGTGAGATGGACGAAGCCGCCGTACCAGTGCCTCCATCCGAACGTGAAGGCGCGTTCCAACGATCCGTCCACGTGGGGCGACTACGAGGCGGCGGTTCGCGCGGTTGAGGCTGGGCGAGCCGACGGCATTGGACTCATGTTGAAGGACGCCGAGGTCGCCGCCGCCGATCTCGACAAGGTTCGCGATGCACAGACTGGCGATCTCATCGGCTGGGCCAAGAAGCTCTGCGTCGAGGCCGACCAGCTCGGACTCTATCGCGAGGTCACGGTCAGCGGCTCGGGGCTGCGTTTCATCGGCACGGCACGGGGTGACGAACTACATCGCAAGTTTACGGTCAACCGCAAGACCGGCTCGGGGATCGAACTGTTCCGTAACACGTGCCGTTACATTACCGTTTCGGGACTGCAAGAGGGTCCGGCCGAAAGCCTGGGATCGATCGATGACTTTCTCGACACGCTGCTGGCCCGGTTCGACGACCAGCGAATGTCATCACGTGATGACGTTGTCCCGGCCAATCCGTTCGACTTCAACGATGCCGGGCTGCAGCAGGACTTCCGTGACCTCATCGAAAACGGCGCACCGGAAGGCGAGCGCTCGGAGGAATTCCAAAAGGTGGTCTGGCATCTGGCAGCCAGCGGGATGACGATCGAGGAGATCATCGACGAGCTGGCCAAACACCCGAATGGGATCGGCGTGAAGTACGCCAATCGCCTGCTCGCCGAAGTGACGCGGTCGTTCAGCAAGTGGCAGAGACAGCGGCAGGCCAGCGCGACTGGCGCTCCCATCAATTGTAACGTTACGATTGGTCCGGCAGCAACGCCCTGGCCGCAGATAAGGGTGATCCCTGGTGAACTTCCGCGTGTGGTCAACGAAGCCGAGGATGCGCTGCTGCTGCTCGGGCGTGAACTCTACCACCGTGGCGGCCTGCTGGTGCGGCCGGTGCTGGACGTGATCAAGGCCAGCGGTGATCGCGAGATCAAGGGATGGCAACTGGTCGAGGTGACTCGACCATGGCTGGTCGATCAGCTGTGCCGCGCCGCGCAGTTCCAGCACTACGACGGGCGGGCGAAGAAGTTCGTAGCCATCGACGCCCCCGACAAGGTCGCCGACGCCTATCTCAATCGCCGCGGCAACTGGAAGCTGCCGCAGATCGCGGGGTTTGCGAACGCCCCATTTTTGCATGCGGACGGTACAATTCACGACTGGGAAGGTTACGACCCGGTCAGCGGCCTGCTGTGCAAGTGGGACGGCCAGGTCTTCCCTGCGGTCCCGCGTACGCCCAGCAAGGCCGACGCTGTCGAGGCGCTGGCGGAACTCAAGAAGCCCATGGCTGAATTCCCGTTCGTCACGAGAGGAGATCAGGCGGCAGCGCTCTCGGCGATGCTGACCTGTCTTGATCGCCGCGGCATGAACTTCGCGCCGCTTCACGTCTTCACCGCTCCGACGCCGGGAACCGGGAAGGGCCTGCTGATCAACGTCATTGCCGTAACCGCGACCGGGCGAAACGCTGCGCCATTTGATCAGTCACGCAACGAGGAGGAATTCAAGAAAACCCTCGGTTCGGCGCTGATAGCGGGTTACGGCCTGATTGCGATCGACAACTGCGTGCACACCCTGGAAAGCTCGCTGTTGAACATCGCCGTGACCGAACCAGTCTTCGCCGTCCGCGTGCTGGGGGTGAGCCAGAACCGCGAGATCCCCAACAACGCGACGATCTTCGCCAACGGCAATAACCTGATCATCGGCGCCGACCTGACCCGGCGGGTGATCCGCTGTGAGATGGACGCCAAGATGGAGCGTCCCGAGCAGCGCGAGTTCACCGACGACGAACTTCTCGATACCGTCAAAGCCAACCGCGCCCAGTTGGTCGTCGCCGGCCTGACCGTACTTCGAGCTTGGCACGTTGCCAGGGCGAACGAACCAGCCCTCCAGCTCAAGTCAATGGGGTTCACCGAGTGGTCCCGCCGGGTGCGGGAGGCTCTGGTCTGGCTTGGCGAGGACGATCCTGCAAGCACGATGGAGGTCACCCGGAAGGACGACCCCTATCTCGCCGAGCGTGCTGCCGTGTTCACGGAGTGGCACAATGCGCTGGGTGAAACCGAGTATCTGGTTCGGGATGTCATCGCCGATGCGGTCAACCATCCCGGTCTCTATGCCGCCTTGCTTGTGGTTGCGGCCACCAAGAACGGCAAGGATATCAGCCCCGAGCGTCTTGGCAGGTGGCTGGCCAGGAACAGGGGGATGATCGTGAATGGCCTGACCCTTATTCGCGCGGGAATGATTGCTGGTGGTTCTCGCTTCTGGATGGTCAAGGCGTAGGGGTTTAGGGGGTTTTATCCTATAATCTTAAGCCCCAGTATAGAAACTGTCAGAGGAAGAGAGAGTGACAGTTTGTATAGGGGGACTGAGGATTAGGGGATAAACTCCTCTCAACCCCTAACTTGAGAGAACCAGGATGAGAGCAATTGGACGCTCCAAGCCGCTTAAGAGCGTCGCCACGATGACCGTCGACGAAGCGGTCGAGGCCGATCGGCGGTACTTCGACGACCACCCGGACGAGGACGAGTACATCCGTGAGTTCGTTCCGGGCGAGTTCGGAAACGCCGAATTGCCCGAGATTCCCGATGGATTCCGCTATGCCACCCATGTTTCGGTGTTCCACCGTGAGGAGGGCGAAGCGGTCGGCCGGTATCGGCGGCTGATGGCCATTACTGACGGAAATCCAGGGAAACCCGCATGGGATAAGGACAAGTGAGGGTTTTGGCTCGCGTTTTGGCTCCTGAAAGTGAAAGAAACCCGCATGGGATAACGTCTTCCCTGCATTTGTTCGCGGTGCATCGCTTCCTGGATGGGTCGTTCGAAGTGCTTTCGCTGTGTGACGACCCTCGTCGCCCGCCGTGGGTCAGGGTCATGATCGTCTCGCCTCCTCGTCGATCTCGCCGTCATCCGGCCACTGGCCGCGTTGGACGTCCTTCGGATATCCGCCCGGTGCGCGTTCGTCGGCCGGCGGCTTGAGCCTGTTCCCTGGCCGCGTTACACCTCGATTCACGGTCCCGCGTGGCTTGCTCCTTTTGACCGCGTGGGTTCGGTGACCCGGACCTGCCGATCGGTGCTCTCCAATCGCCGGTCGGCCGGTTCGTCAATGTACGGGCTTCCCAATGGCACGCAGAGGCTTTCCAGCGATCCCCGAGCGCGTCGATGATTGGTATCGGTTGTATCGGTGGCAGCAGCGGTCAAAGCAGCAGCTGGCGCAGGACCCGGTATGCGCCTACTGCGCTCGCCGCGGCGTGCTGATGCTGGCGACGGTCGCCGATCACTGCCCGCCGCACCGCGGCGACTGGAACCAGTTCATCATTGGGCCGCTGCAGTCTCTGTGCCTAAAATGCCACACTAAGGAGAAGCGGGTCGAGGAGGAACGTGGGTACTCGCTTGCCATTGGGGACGATGGCTACCCCCTGGATCCGCGCCACCCGTTCAACCGGCCGACGCCAGCCGAGCGCGAAGCCGCGCGCAAGCGTGAGTCCTCTTCCGGACAGAGCAAGAACGGCTGAGAGTCGCCGCTGCGGATCGTGGAACGTTCCGTAACCATTACCCTACGGCAAGTTCATCTTTCGAGATGTCCTCAGATTTGCGGGCATCTAGCGCCTGTTTTGCACGGGGCCAGGGGGGGAAGGGACCCTCCGCGACAGGCAGGCTAACTCGGGTCCGGCTGGAGATCGACGTTGGTGCCCGGTGGTTAAACGGAGTTTGTGAGGGGGTTGT